TGGTGCTGCAGGAACTTCTGAAAGATATGATAGAAGAAAAGATTATCAAGCATATGCAGAAGGTGATATGGTTGAAGATAAATCTTTGATGACACCTCCTGGAATGAATACAGAAGATATGGATGGTATTGCTGAAGCTAATATGGAAATGGAAGCTGAAGATAATATGGACATGGGAGATATGGATGCTGTAGTAGATACATCAGCTTTATCTGAAGAAGAAGAAAAAGTTGTTGATGATGCAGTAGAAATGTTTCCAGAATTAGAAGCTATTATTCCAAAAATAGTTGCAACAGAATTTACAGAAGATGGAGAAGTAGAAGGACCAGGTACAGGAACTTCAGACTCTATCCCAGCACTTTTATCAGATGGTGAATTTGTATTTACAGCAAAAGCAGTTAAACAAATTGGTGTAGATAAATTAAGAAAGATGATGAAAGATGCAGAAGCTGCACATGATGCAGGTATGCAAAGCCAAGCAGAAGATGCTCAAATGGCTGAAATGCAATCATAACAGAATTTACAGAGAAAGGTAACTCTGTGGATAGACAAGCTACCTTCTAGCAATAGAAGCCCTTGTAGTTTTGTTTTTAAACCCAAACACCTACCTTAGCTACCTTCAGTTAAGAAGCCCTAAAGGAGGACAATATGAGTGAAGAAAACAAAGAAGGAAACAAAGTTCAAGCAAATCCTTACAACATGAGAAAGTCTTGGCACACAGATGATGTAATGCCTAGACACCTTCAAAATGCTGATAGTGGATTGTTTGTGCCAAACCCTGATAGTAATAAAGGTGAACCAGAAGCTACTGCTGAAAATAGCAACCCTGAAGGTTCTACTAATAATACTACAGCAACTATGGATAAGGTCCAAGATTCTGCATTAAATGTAGAAACTAATCCTTATAGCAAAGTTGATTACAAAAAAAGATATGACGACCTAAAACGATATTATGATAGGAAGTTAGGTGAGTGGACATCTAGGGAAAGTGACCTCAAGACACAGTTAAGAGAGAACAGACCAAAGTATACACCACCAAAATCTAAAGAAGAGTTAGACTCTTTTAAGAAAGACTATCCTGACATATATGGAGTTGTAGAAACTGTATCTCACTTGCAATCTGAAAATCAGATGAAAAGTTTACAAGAAGAAGTTGACTCTTTGAAAAAGCAAAATAGTGCTTTAGCTCAAAGAGAAGCACAGTTAGAACTTGGAAGATTACATCCAGACTTTAATGATATTAAAGAATCAGATGACTTTCATAACTGGGCAGACTCACAACCCATGGAAATTAAATCATGGATTTATGAGAACAACTCGGATGGTAGACTTGCAGCAAGAGCAATTGACTTATATAAGAAGGACCGAGGACTTGGTTTAGATAAAAAAACTGAAACGAAGACTACGACACAAAATCAAGGTGCAGACTTGTTAGTTAAAACTAAAGAACAAGTTCAAATACCTCAATCTAATGAAGTGGTTTTCAATCGTTCTGATATAGCTAATATGTCAGACGAAGAGTTTATGCAGTATGAAAAAGATATTGTAAAAGCTCAAAGAGAAGGAAGAATTAAATAATTTTTCTTTCATTTTTTATTAACCAATAACTAAAGAAAAGGAGTATAACCATGGCTAAATTTCAAGGTGGTTCATCTTACAACTTTCTTACTTCTGTTTCAGGGCAAACGAATGGTTTCTTTATCCCTGAGATATATTCTAAGAAAGTACAAATCGCACTCAGAAGAGCTGCTGTTGCAGAAGCAATCTGTAATACAGACTATATGGGTGAGATTGCAAACTTTGGTGATACAGTAAACATCATCAAAGAACCTCAAATATCAGTAGCAGACTACACAAGAGGTCTTGCTGTAACTTCTACTGACTTAACAGACCAAGAGCTTGTTCTTACAATTGACCAAGCGAAATCATTCTCTTTCAAAATTGATGATTTAGAAAGAAGATTCTCGCATGTTAATTTCCAAGCAATTGCTTCAGATAATGCTGCATACAAACTAAAAGATGCAATGGATGCAAACATCCTAGCAGCTATTAGTGCAGGTGCTGGAGTAACTACTGGAATGGGAACAACTGGAACTCCAATTGATATTGGATTTGCTTCAGGTGAAGTAGACCCTCTAAATCAAATGGCACTTGCTGCACTTGAGTTAGATAAAAACTCAGTACCAGAAGAAGGTAGATGGTTCGTAGCTCACCCTGAGTGGTACAATGTACTATCAAACACAGCTTCTAAATTGTTATCTGTAGACTTCAACGCAGGTCAAGGTTCAATTAGAAATGGTTTGGTTGCATCTGGACAACTTAGAGGTTTCACTATGTACAAATCTACTAATGTTCCAACTAACGACTTATCTGGTGCTTCACCTGCTGGTTCAGCAACTGCACCTGAAGCTCTATTCGGACATATCAGTTCAACTTCGGCTGCATCTGCTATGAACAAAGTAGAGACTGTTAGAGATACAGGTACATTCTCTGACATAGTTAGAGGACTAATGGTTTGGGGTAGAAAAGTATTAAGAACTGACGCAGTTGGTAAAATCATATATGTGATTGACTAATAGTTAGTCTTAGTATAATATACACTATACTTGATGGAGGGGTTGCAATATACCCCTCTATCCTAAAAAGGAAAAGAATTATGATAAATAAAATAAAAGAAAAAATTAAATGCTTACCAGATGATGCAAAACATTTATGGAAATCTCATAAAAAAGTTTGCATTGGTGTTGGTGTAGCTATAATAGTTTTAATTGTAATAATTTAAGGAGAAATAATATGCCAATGAAAAAAGCAAAAGCTGGTGGAAAAACATCCAACAGAGGAAGATATATGGTCGGTGGAAAAGTTATGTCAAAAAACCCTAAGAAAAAAATGATGGGTGGTGGCATGATGTATGGCAAAAAAAAGAAATAAGGTAAATTAAATGGGATTGTTATCGTCACCTGCATGGACTCGTAAAGAGGGTAAAAATCCTAAAGGTGGTTTAAATGCTAAAGGTAGAGCTTCGTATAATAAGGGTCGTACTAAAACAGGTAAGAAGCGAAACTTAAAACCACCTGCACCAAATCCAAAAACTAAAAAAGATAAAAGTAGAAGAAAGAGTTTTTGTGCTAGAATGAGAGGAATGAAAAAGAAATTAACCTCAGCTAAAAAAGCAAGAGACCCTAATTCAAGAATTAATAAATCATTAAGAGCATGGAATTGTTAAATGGCTAAAAACTATCTATCATTAGTAAATGAATTACTTGTAGAAATTAACGAACCAGAATTAACTGGTGTTGCTAGTGCAGTAGGTATTCAAAAACAAGTAAGCAATTGTGTTAATAGAGCTTACTTTGATATTGTAGATGCAGTTGATAACTGGGCATGGTTATCTACTAACTCTCCTCAAAGTGAATACTATGGAAATACTTTTGTAGAAACAACATCAGGTACTAGATGGTATCTTTTAAAAACTGGTTCTGCAAATATAGATGCAGATTTTGATGCAGTTGATTGGGATAGATTTACTGCAACTACAGAAGGTGTATCAGGTAAATCAGCTCCACATACAATTAATAAATTAAGTTTTATTACATTAGATGTTTGGAGAAATACTTATGCAAGAAATGAAGAGTTAGATAAATCTAGTTCTTCACCTACATTTGGTGTACCATTAAGAGTTATTAGAAGTTCAGATGGTAGAAGATTTGGTTTATCTCCAATACCTGATGGAGTATATAGAATTTATTTTAATGCATATAACAGACCTACAGCTTTATCTGCAGATTCAGATGAAGTTTTATTTCCAGAACAATACAAACCTGTTTTATTAGCAAGAGCAAGATATTATATTTATCAATTTAAAGATAACATTGCACAGTCACAATTAGCATTGGATGAATACAAAAAAGGATTACAAACAATGTCTGATAAATTAAATTCACCACAACCTAAATATATGACTGATGTAAGGTTTACTTATTTATTACCATAGGAAAATAAATGGCAACACAAGGAGCATCCATTACAGTACAAGGTGGATTAGATTTAGTATCTAGTTCTCATGCATTATTTA